ATTGTTTCTTTAACTTGGAACGGTAATTCTTCATTAGCTGAAAAATTAAATACACTGTTAGGAATTTGAATATGATATCCACTACCTGAAAAGAAGATTCTGAAATTATTTTCTGTTAGGTATAACGCATCGATCATGTCGAACGCTATAGCTTGACACTTTTGCAGTGTGTGCTTATCAGAATTATCTCCTTTATCTATATCAATTACTATGCTATCTATATCTCTGATACCATAATAATTTCTTAAGCTATTACCTTTAGAATCAGCAAAATCAATAGCATCCTTAGAATACAGGTACATAGACCTATACAATGCTTTGCCATTTATATATTTGCTTAATTCATTCTTAGGAACGATAAGCCCCCGTTTCCGAGGGCTATCTATCGCTATTTCAATATGATTAAAGGTTTTCGATATCGAATTCATCTGGTATGTCACCGTTTGACGCTGGTTTCGCATTTTCATGATCTGCAGGAGCTTCTTTAATGAAACCTTTGCTTTTCAAGAAATCAATATAGCTTTGCAACTCTTTTTCAGCACCATTTCCAGGCTTTAATACCTTGTTATGGATTTTAGTGTATGCTTGGCCATTCTTAGCTAATTCTCTAAATACATAGACAGTTAACTCAGTGCCAGTATAATTAGCCATTAAATGACTGCATATATCGCTTATAGAAGTTTCATCTTCAGTACACCATTCTCCATACTGGTTTACACCACCTTGTTCGCCTAATGCGTCCAATAAGTATGTAATCCTTTTTAATAATGTGCAATCTTGAATAGTTCCATCAGGATTCTTTTCCCATGAACCAGCAATCTTAAGTGGTCTTGGATATTTAGAACCCTCTACTTCAAATTCACACACAAGATAAATGTCTGCCCATGAATATTTAGCAGATTCATCTCTTACTTCTTTTAATGTAGCATTTTTAATACCTAACCAGTCGCCACCACCTGACTTTATTTCACTTCTCATTATTGCCATGCGTTACTTCTCCTCTTTGTATGATTTTATTTCTTTAATTACAGCTTCGTATGTAAACGGAAGCTTTTTCTGTGCTAATGGTTTTAATCTAGACCCAACCATTCTTTCGTCGTATCCTTCAAAGCTTACAAGATAAGTACTGCTATTTTTATCTATAGTAGTATATCCTATAACATCAGCTTTTGCGCATACAGCTCTACCTAACCCACTAGGTAAATTTGGTGCTAATTGTACCTTATCATCAGTTATTACAGATGATTTGGCATGACTTGTTAATATTAAATTACCTCCAACCTTTTTAAGGAAGTCTTGTAATTTCTTAACAATATCAGCATTCTTTTTCCTTGCTGCAGCCCAATCTGAACCCCATGATCCATCACCCATTTGAGCTATACCTAACTCATGTTTTACTATGTCTTCTATCCACATATTGACTTGGTCAAGAGTATCAAGAACTATAGTATCATACGGGTATTTGTCCCAATTTGTCATAAGGTCTTTAAGAATCTCTAAAAGAGAGTAAGCAGGCATTGGTTTGCCTTTATTTGGGCCGCTTCTATAAAAGAAACCTCGTTCTTCAAAAGGTATAAGCTCTTTTTGCTCTTTACCATTTTTAGTAACTTTTATCCCATCTTTTTCTATTACTCTCATAGGAGGATTCAAACCACAACATGTAACTACATTTGCTTTATCGGTAAAATCAGCTCCTAAATCGGTATCAATTATTAATACTGATTCAGATCCATTCTCACTCCACGATGAAGCTGCAGTTGTTTTGCCACTTTTTGGCTGGCCGATGAAATACCATGTCATTCCTGATGGTAAATCACCCTTCCAATCAGTTTTCACTTGATTTATTTTAAGCATAAAATCTCCTGTTTTATGATTTATTATTTTGTAGGTTTGACGAGGTGTTCTCGTCTTATACTAACTGGTCCTAACGACCCCCAAATGTAAGCATAGTAAAGTCTATTTTGCAAGACATTAAATGCTTGTGCAAGTCCATAAGATGCTGCTAAACTTCCACAGAAAATAGTATGTTTTGCAGTGCACGGATCATCCGCTATTTCTGAGCTGGGAGCATAAGATTCCATGAAATAATCGGACTCACGGGTCACGGTTATTATTTCAAAGCCTAATGCCCCCATTCTCATATCTATTAAGAACTCTCTATCTGGGTTTTCTTTCCATATTTGATATGCTGCTAACCTTACTTCCATATTATCTGGAGTCAAGAATACTTTTGAAGATAAGTTTTTATTCTTATTCCAATAGTCTTTAACTCCACATAATGTTGTGTCTTTGTTTAGCATGCTTACCATATGTTGTGCTGCTTCTACTTTGTAATTATTTAAGAATCTTTGTGGCCATGAGGTTGTGGATAAATTATGTTCCTCTAACCTGTCAGGGTCCCACACTTTTATTTCTTTAAATCCCATAATTGCAGCAGTCTGTATAAGGGCTGAACCTATTCCTCCAGCCCCTATAACAGTTATTTTATCTAGTTTCGATTGATCAATTAGATCCTTATTTCGTAAGTATCGGTTGTCCATATTCATCTACTCCTATATTTTTTAAAGCTCTGTCTCGATTGGCAGTGCTTAGTTTTCCTAGTTCATGCTTTTCGATGATGTCTAAGTATCCTATATACTGTTTCATTGATAGTCCAGTATTATATCCATTGTAACTTAGGAAATCCTCATGATCAGCAAACTCTTGTCCTATGTCTATCTTCTCATCAGCCTGTTGGCCTTGAAACAATGTGCCCTGACCATTTATATTATTAATATATGAGCCATAAGACTTCCATTTTGTTTCTTTTGGTGCTTTCTTTTTCTGTTCTTTTATCCATTTTAGCTCTTTTGTCCAGTTTTTGTCCTTTAGTTCAACTGTTTCGAACTCTATATCATCTATTTCATGAATATGGATAACTCCAAACTGATCTGGATAGCTCATTGCAAATGCTAACTCTTTACCTGCTTTGTATGATACAACTAAAGAGTAATAAAAGTTCTCATTTGCTCCATCTTCTAGCTGCTGATTGTCAGTACCAGAAAAGAATGCTCCCATATTATGGTGTGAATGTATGTTACCTTGTACCCATTCTTTACCTATTTTAGGAAACTCTTTTCTTAGTTTAGGAAATATTTTGATTAAATCTTTCCCGTCCCAATCAGTTTCACCACTTGTTCCTAGATGTAATGGATGCCAATATTCAAGAGTTATCTCTTCTGGAAATCCATCTTCATCTTTTTTATGTGAATACCAAGCAGGACCTGACCATTCAACGCTTCTTACTTCTTTAAGAAAATAACGAACCTTGTCCGCCATCTTCAATGGTATTGTTAGTTTTGGACTTATTGATTTCATTTACGAACCTCCTTTTGTCCTTTTCTAGTTGAGATAAAGCTAATTTATATGCATGATTTTCTAGTTCATCATATTCTTTTAGTAAACCGTCGTGATCTACATTTAGCTTATCTTTAGTCCATAAGAAAGTAGCCATTTTTGCTAAATTTGGAGCACCTTTACGAATTAATACTATAAAGTTTCCAATCTTATGTCCACCTTCTTTTAATTGTTCCATGAATGTAGCAGCTACACCTTGCATATCTCCTACTTGCTGAGAATCTCTTACTAGAGTCTGCAGTCTTTGTCTCCACTTATATTTATCTGTGTCAACAAAATTAACAGAATATCTTGTATTGACATTCCATTTACCGCTGTATGTTCTATTTAACTTGTTAGTCATCTCTTGAAGCCTCTTTTGCTTTTCATGGTCGAAATCACCTGTAAACTCATACCATAATGTTAGCATGAATATTCTGGTAAATTCTAATGCATGCATAAGACTCATTTCTCCTATTTCCATACATAAATAAACATATCCCCAGAGCTTTGATACACTATTGTCTGACCATGTACCAAATAAATTCCTATAATTATGTTCATTAAAATATGGAAACTTATATTCATCTGCTTCAAAGATACCTTGACCTCTTATATATCTTTCTATAAGTGTTCTTTCTTGACCTTGAACGACAAATGAACCTCTTGCTGCAATATTCTTTGGAAAGTTCCATCTCATTGGATCTAATGCTAATTCATGTATATCCAATCTTTCAGGTTCTTCTACTTCTGGTGCAAACGTATCTCTTATATCTTCTGTAGAGTATAAAGACCAGCATATATTTGCTTTTCTCCATACACTACCTCTTTGATATACACTTCTTCCATAGTATGCACCTAAATAAGCTCTCATTTGTGAATAGAATCTAATAAAATTAAATTCTTTAAGAGCTGTATTTACCTCTGGACCAAATGACCCCATACATGGAGCTCCATTGTGCAGATGAGGATGTTGTGCCTTAGTTAATACATCACCGTCCTTTAATTTAGCAATAGAATAAAATCTATATACTGGTTCTGGTGAAGGCTTCATCTCAACATCTAACCAATAATCCCCCATATGTAAATGAGGCCTGTACTTGACTATGACATTGTTAAAGCAAAGTAACACTTTATTCTTTATCTCAGGTTCAATCTGCTGACCATCTGCATCCGTTTGAGGATATTCTAAGTCATGAGTCATGAACACTAGATTTTTCTTTATTAAATAGTCTACTTGTGCTTCAATTGGCATAGGAGGATCATTGTCACTACCAGCAGCTTTGTAAACTGCTATAATATTATTAAAATGATCTATTAATTTCTGTCTCATTTATTCTCCTGGGTTATAAAGAGAGAGACCACGCTTAACTACTGCCGTATATGGCATCATAGTACATTAACGAATGGTGGTTTTAGCCGTAACTCTCTCTTTAATTAATTAATTATTACTTACCTGATTTAT